GCGGGAGTTCGAGGAGGTCTCGACGCAGGATGTAAACCGGTTTCTGAATCATCTGCAGGATGAGAAGCAGCTGAGCGGGAAGACGCTGGCGAATGCGTGGACGGCGCTGTCGTCGCTGTGGACGTGGGCGGAGCGGCAGGAGGGGATCCGGCATGTGATCCGGGGCCGGATCGAGCGGCCGGCGTACCGGCGGCCGGAGGTGACGCCGTTTACGGAGGAGGAGGTGCGGCTGCTGCTGGGGGCGTGCGAGCATATGCAGGCCTGGGACCGGCGGCATGGGACGCACGTGGAGGGAGAGCGGCCGACGGCGCTGCGGGATCGGGCGATGATGCTGGTGCTGCTGGATTGTGGGCTGCGGGTCAGCGAGCTGTGCGATCTGCGGCTGGCGGACTATGTGCCGAAGCGGGGCCAGATCACGATCCACCACGGGAAGGGCGATAAGAAGCGGACGATCTCGATTGCGAATTCGGCCCGGACGGCGCTGTGGCGGTATCTGAAGACCAGGGCGAATGCCAGGCCGGAGGAGTTCCTGTTTGTGACCCGGACGGGCGAGCGGCTGGACCGGACAGGGGTGCGGGCGATCATCATGCGCGCGGGGGAGCGGGCCGGGGTGGCGAATGCGCATCCGCACAAGTTCCGGCATACGTTCGCGATCAACTTTCTCAGGAACGGGGGGAATCTGCTGGCGCTGCAGGGGATCCTGGGGCATGAGAAGCTGGATACGGTGCGGATCTATGCGCGGCTGGCGGAGACGGACCTGGCGCAGGCGCAGCTGGCGGCCTCGCCGGCGGATAGGTGGAAATTGTAGTCTAGCGAATTTGCGTAGAACGTCTGTGTCACAGTTGACAACCGTGCGCGCGGTGCTATACTGTATATGTATGGCAAACTCCAATTCCCCCACAGAGGAGTTATTAGCCGAGCTCGAGCAATTGCTCCGGGAGGAGGTTGCGCCAGTGGCGACTTCGGGGGCGAATTGGAAGGTGATCATCAACGGGAAGGGCCTGGCTGACTGGAGCTTCGTGGTCGAGAAGCACGGCGGGAAGCGCGTCCAGGGGCAGGGCAAGACGGCCAGATGATCTGAGCTAACTTTTACGGGTAGCAGCATAGCAACAGGGTTGTGGCCCGGTGAACGGGGCATCCTCACAGTGAGGGTGCCCCTTCTTTTTTAACCCTGATTCATCGGATGAACGGATTTGCTTGATGAGGGTTTGGTAGCGTGACGAGGGTTTGCCGGACGTGCGGGCGAGAGTACCGGGGGTTGGTATGTGGGGTGTGCCATCCTCGGGGGTCTGGGGAACGGGTACGGTTGCGGGCAGAGGCGGAGGGGCTCAGTGACGGACGGCGGGCAACGGACGGCACTGAGTCCCTCGGTCTTTGCGGGGTAGATGCTTCGCATAATCATCGCCCTATCGGGCCGGAGGACGGCGCCTGCGGGCGCGAGGGCTGACAGGGCGAACGCGCGTTTTTGACGGTTTGTGGGGTGCTCGGTGGTTGACCAGTGGCCAGATGTGCCGGAGGACGATTTCCCAGCCGGGGCCGGGGTGCCAGGGCAGGCGGTGAGTCGCGCGGCGCGCAATGAGTTGCAGCGGTGGCTGGTGGAGCAGGAGGAGCTGCCGGCGTGGTTCTCGCTGTGGAATGAGCTGCGGGAGGAGCGGGCGCCGGTCGCGGGGGCGGACGGGCAGCCGGTGCTCGACGACCAGGGCCGGGCGGTGACGAAGCGGCGCTGGGACTGGCGCAAGGCGCTGTATATCGCCTGGTCGTGTGTGCCGAAGGCGCAGCGGGCGCCGAAGACGCTGGAGGATCTGTGCAGCCTGCTGGGGCTGTCGTCCACGGGGACGGTGCGCAACTGGCGGCGCAAGGATCCGGGGATGAAGGAGCGCATCGAGAAGCTGCCGAGGGAGCTGCTGCTCGAGCACGTGGCGGATGTGTACTCGGCGCTGGTGACGGTGGCCAGCTCGGCGGACCCAAAGGGGTTCAATGACCGGCGGTTGTTCCTGGAGCTAACGGGGAATTATCAGCAGAGGGGCGCGGTGGTGTTGAGCGGGCCGGACGGGGGTGCGGTGCCGCTGGATTTGTCGCATGGACTCGCAGCGTTATCGGACGAAGAATTGGACGCGCTGGATCACATCGCCGGCAGGCTTGCAAGCCCTGGCGCGTGAGAAGGCGCGGCGGCATCTGATCGATTTCTGCACTTTGACATTTCCCCAGTACCAGGCGGCGCAGGTCCACCGGTACATGGCGGAACAATTGGAGGCGGTCGAACGGGGGGACATCACGCGGCTGATGCTCTTCTGCCCACCGCGGACCGGGAAGACGGAGTTGTTGATCCGGTTCGTCGCCTGGTACCTGGGCCGCAATCCGGACCGGCCGGTGTTGTATGCGAGTTACGGGGCTGACCTGGCGTGGGAGAAGAGCGGTGAGGCCCGGGCGGTGGTGGCCAGCGAGGAGTTCGGGGAGACGTTTCCGGGGGTGCGGCTGAGCCCGGCCTCGCACAGCGTGCAGCGGTGGCGCATCGCCGGGCGGCGCGGAGGGGTGCAGGCGCAGGGCGTGGGCGGGCCGCTGACGGGCAAGGGCGGGCAGCTGATCGTGGTGGATGACCCGGTGAAGAACCGGGCGGAGGCCGACAGCGCGACGATCCGGGCGGCGACGTGGAAGTGGTACACCTCGACGCTGCGGACGAGGCTCGAGCCCGACGGGCGGATGATCCTGGTGATGACCCGGTGGCATGAGGACGACCTGGCGGGGCGGCTGCTGGCGACGGCGGCCGGGGATGCGAAGGCGGACCAGTGGGCGGTGGTGAAGCTGCCGGCGCTGGCGAAGGCGGATGATCCGCTCGGCAGGCAGCCAGGGGCGGCGCTGGACCCGGGGCGGTATGACGAGGCGGCGCTGGTGCAGCTCCGGGCGAGCATCGGGAGCCGGGATTGGACGGCGCTGTATGACCAAGAGCCCAGGCAGGAAGAGGGGAACGTCTTCAAGCGGGCCTGGCTGACGATGACACCCACGGCGCCGGCAGAGTTCCGGCGGGCGGTGGTGGCCTGGGATACGGCGTACGAGAGCAAGGAACAGAACGATTTTGCGGCGGCGGTGCTGGTGGGGCAACAGGCCGATGGGCGGTTTTACGTGCGGGTGCTGGTGCACGAGCGGCTGGAGTTTCCGGAGCTGCTGAACCGGGCGAAGGCGGTGCTGGCGAGCTGGCCGCAGGCGGAGCACGTTGTGGAGGGGAAGGCCTCGGGGAAGAGCTTGCGGCAGGCGCTGCGGGCGGAGGGGATCCCCTTGATCGAGGTGGAGCCGCAGGGGGATAAGGTGGCCCGGGCGAATGCGATGACCCGGTATTTCGAGAGCGGGCTGGTGGTGATCCAGGACGGGGCGGCCGGTGAGGGGCTGGTGCAGGAGCTGCTGAATTTTCCGCAAGGGGCGCACGATGACCAGGTGGATGCGCTGGTGTATGCGCTGATGCGGTGTGCGGGTGGGGGATCGGGGATTTACGTCTGACGAGACCGCCACGAATTGCACGAATTAGACGGATTCTACAAAGGAGCTCGGATGGTTGGGAATGTCGTGGGGACGGCGGCTTATTTGAGCGTGGTGGCGCTGATTTGGGTGCTGCTGGCGCGGAGCGGGTGGAATGTGTGGGCCATCGCGGCGGGGCTGCTGGTGTTCCTGGTGATCGGGGTGTTCGCGACGTTTGACCCTCGGGACTGGGAGCGGCGGCCGAAGTAGGCGGTTACCGGTTAGCAGGTTGAAGGTTTGAAGGTTGATGGCGACAGGTTATAGCCAGCGGGATCCGCGGTGGATGAGCGAGCGGGTGGGGACTTCGGCGCATACGGTGGGGAGCGCGGGGTGCCTGGTGTGCTGCGTGGCGTCGCTGCTGGCGGATTATGGGGTGAGGGGCGGACGGGGCGCTGAAGCGCCTACTACGAACCCTGGCCCGATCACGCCGGCGGAGCTGAACCGGTGGCTGGTGGAGCAGCAGGGGTACGTGGACGATTGCCTGCTGGAGTTTGCGGCGGTGGAGCCGTTGGGGGTGAAGCTCTCCGGGTGGCTGGATTGCTGGCAGTATCCGGCGCCGATGGGGCAGGTGGCGAGTGCGCTGGCGGGGAAGGCGAGTGTGCTGGCGCTGGTGGACTCGAAGCCGGGCGGGCCGGTGCAGGATCATTGGGTGCGGCTGCTGGCGGTGGGGACGAAGGATGCGACGATCATGGACCCCTGGCAGCCGGCCGGGCAGGAGACGGTGAGCCTGCTGAAGTTCTACGGCGGGGCCGGGTGGGATGCGGCCAGGGCGATCTTCCTGCTGGCGACGTACGGGCGGCCGGATGTGGCGGTGCGGGGGTTGAATTACGGGGTGGCGCGGCGCAGGGGGTTGGTGCAGCCGGGGCTGTCATTGTGGGGCGGCGGCTGATGGGGCGGACCCTGCTGGCGCTGGCAGCGGATGCGCACGCGAACAGTACGCTGGGGCTGTGCAATCCGGAGGCCTCGCTGCCGGATGGCCAGCCGGTAAGCCTGACGAAGGCGCAGCAGTGGTTGTGGCAGTGTCACCTGGATTTTCTCGACCAGGTCAAGGCGGCCTGGCGGCCGGGGGACCGGCTGTATGGGGTGTGGGCGGGCGACGGGCCGGACATCAACCGGAAGACGACGCAGCTCATGACGACGAACCCGATGGGCGCGGTCGAGCTGTTCGTGGCCACGGCCAAGCCGCTGCTGGAGCTGTGCGAGGACGGCGGGTGGATTCTGCGGGGGACGGAGAATCACGACGGCGACGCCGGCAACCTCGAGGAGATGGCGGCCCGGCTGCTGGGGACGTCGCATTATCCGGCGGACAGTAAGCTGGCGAGCTGCTGGTTATTGCGGTTGGCGCTCTCAGGGGTGCAAGTCGACGTGACGCATCACGGGCCGATGGGCCGGCTGCCGTGGACGAAGACGAACGGGCTGATGCGAGTGGCGGCGGAGATCCAGGACGAGTATGTGAAGCACGGGCAGCTGCCGCCGGCGCTGGCCGTCCAGGCGCACAACCACGTCTTCGGCGACACGGGGCTGAATCATACGGTGCGGGTGATCGGGCTGCCGTGCTGGCAGTTGCAGACGAGTTACGGGTTCCGGGTGAGCCCACGGCGCATGACGGATATCGGCGGGGTCCTGGTGATCCTGGACGAAGGGCGCATGGAGGTCAGGCCGATACTCTTTACGCCGCAAATGGAGGACCGTTGGACGGACAGTCGCGTATCGAGCTGACAGAGAGCGACCTGATAGAGGCGCTGCTGGCGGCGCAGGCCTCGGAGTGCGGGGCGGACGGGGCGCTGACGGTGTGGGAGATGGTCGAGCAGTCGGGGCTGAGCGACACGCTGGTGCGGCGGCGGCTGCGCAAGATGATGGACCGGTTGGAGTGTGTGAAGGTGATGCGGGTGCGCATCGATGGGTTGAGGATGCCGGTGCCGGCGTATCGGTTGAAGTGTTGAAGGTGTGGGCGGACGGGGCGCTAAAGCGCCTACTACGAACGGGATCGGGTGATAAGTCCGTGTTATCGCTAGAAGCGATACCGGCGTTAGGACGGGGGATGGGCGGATGAGTGTGTTTGACCTGGTGGCCCGGATGGCAGGGTTCGAGCGGCGGGCGGTGAAGGCGGCCGGGCGCGAGGTCGAGTCGCCGTATACGTGGCCGGCCTGGCGCACGGGGCAGCCGGATTGGACGCCGTCGACGCTGCAGGGGTTTGCGCGGGCCGGGTACGGGGATAACGCGCTGGTGTTTGCGTGTATTGCGGCGAAGGCGCAGTCGGCGGCGCTGGCGCCGCTGGTGGCCTACACGGGGCAGCGGGATGCGCCGGTGCGGCTGCCGGACCAGCACTGGCTGGCGCAGCTGCTGCTGCGGCCGAATCCGCACCAGAGCTGGTACGAGCTCGAGGAGCTGGCCCGGACGTACCTGGAGCTGGACGGGAATGTGTTTGCGTACCTGGCGCGCGGGCGCTCGGGTCCTTCGACTACGCTCCGCTCCGCTCAGGATGCGATGATCGAGGGGATCTTCCTGCTGCGGAGCGACCGGGTGCGGGTGGTGCCGGGGACGACGCGCACGGCGCCGCTGCTGGGGTATGTGTACGATCCGGACGACAGCGGGATGTATCAGCGGGAGCCGTTCCTGCCGGACGAGATCGTGCATATCAAGTATCCGAGTCCGCTGGACCCGTTCGAGGGGCTGGGACGCGGGTCGAGCCCGCTGGGGGCCGCGGCGAAGGAGACGGACGTCGATAACGCGGCCACCTCGTTCCTGAAGACGTTCTTCGACCAGGCGGTGGTGCCGTTCGGGCTGCTGAAGAGCAAGCAGAAGTTGTTCGACAACGATGTGGCGCGCATCCGGGAGCGATTGCGCGCGCAATACGGGGGCATCCAGAACTGGGGCGACGTGATGATCCTGGATGCGGATGCCGAGTATCAGCGGCTCGGGCTGACGATGCAGGAGATGTCGTTCGAGGCGCTCGACATGCGCAACGAGGCGCGCATCTGCGAGGTGCTCGGGGTGCCGCCGATCATCGTGGGGGCGAATGTGGGCCTCCAGCGGTCGACGTTTGCGAACTATGGCGAGGCCCGCGCGGCGTTCTGGGAGGACAAGCTGATTCCGGGGGTGTACCGGCGGTTTGAGGATGGCTGGAATACGCGGCTGGCGGTGGACGGGGCGTGGGTGGCCTACGACTACGACAACGTGCCGGCGCTGCGGCAGCGGCAGGCGGAGGTCTGGGACCGGGCGCTGAAGGCGTGGGAGAGCGGGCTGGCGAAGCGGAACGAGGCGCGCGGGATGGTGCGGCTGGATCCGGTGCCGGATGCTGAGGATGGGTTCCGGAACGAGGCCGCCACGAATGCTACGAATGACACGAATGGGACGAATGTGTCCCGATTTGGGGCTGATCCGGACATGAGTGGCCGGGACGACGATCCCGAAGACGAGGATTCTCCGGAGGGGGACGAGGCCGCCGAGGGGGACGGGGAGGGTGAGAAGGGGCGCCCTTTTTCGGGGAGAGTCCTGATTACCCGTAAGGCGGGCCTGAAGGCCTTGGATCTTGGATTTGATCCGGCGGCGGGGGGGGACCGGGAGCGGGCCATCGAGCGGCTGGAGCGGGATCTGGAACGGCGGCTGAGCCAGGCGCTGCGGGAGGACCTGGAGCGGCAGTTGGCGGAGGTCCGGAAGTGGGCCAGGCGCAGGGGGCCAGCGGCGAGCGGCGAGTGGCCAGCGGTGCGGATGCTGGCGCAGGTGGTGATTCCGGAGCTGCGGGATGCGGCGACGGTGGGGGCGGCGGCGACGGTGGCCAGGCTGGCGAACAGCGGGGTGGCGGTGGACTGGACGCTGGCGAATGCGGAGGCGGTGGCGTGGGCGCAGGCCTACACGTTCGACCTGGTGAAGGGGATCGATGCGACGACGGCCAGGCTGCTGCAGCGGGAGATTGCGGCGTGGGTGCAGGCGGGGACGTCGCTGGGCGAGCTGCAGGCCATGCTGACGCCCATCTTCGGGCCGGTGCGGGCGGAGATGATTGCGATCACGGAGACGACCCGGGCGTATGCGGAGGCGGCCGAGCGGAGCTGGGAGGCGGTCAACCGGCAGTACGGGGAGCCGATCGTGCGGGGTAAGCGCTGGCTGACGAATAACGATGAGCGCGTGTGTCCGATCTGCTCGGCGCTGGGCGGGTTGACCTGGTCGGAGGATGGAAGCGTGCCGGCAACGCGGGATGAGCAGCGGGAGAACGCGCTGGTGGTGGCGCTGGGGCAGCCGTTTACGCATCCGGGGGGGAATGGGGCGCAGGCGCGGTTTGCGGGCCGGACGTATCCACGGCCGCCGGCGCATGTGCGCTGTAGGTGCCGGATCGCTGAGGTTATTTAGCGGGTTGCAGGTTGCAGGTTGAAAGGTTTCAGGTTGTTTGACTGATGGCGACGCAGGGTGGGGCGACGGTCCGGATTGTGGGGCTCGAGGAACTGATCCGCAATGTGGGGTGGGCGCGGACGGCGGCCTTCCTGCGGCCGGCGATGGAGCGGGCGGTCCGGCTGGTGAAGGCGGAGGCGCAGATCTACCCACCTCCTCGCCGGCAGCGGATGGGCTGGAAGAGCGAGCGGCAGCGCCGGTTCGTGATGGCGGGGATCCGCAGCGGGGCGATTGAGGTGCCTTACCGGCGGGGGCAGTCGCCGCAGAGCGAGAAGCTGGGCAGCCGGTGGACGACGGAGATCCGGGAGAGCGCTGACGACCTGGTCGGGGTGGTCGGGAACAATGCGAGCTACGGGCCGTATGTGATGGACGACGAGCTGCAGGCGGCGTATCACGCGGGGAACTGGCCGACGCTGAGCGAGATTGTCAAGGACGTGACGCCGGATGTGGAAGCGGCGTTCGGGGCTGCGGTGCAGCGGGAACTGGACCGCTTTTAGGTGGCAGGTTCGAAGGTTGCAAGTTGCAGGTTTGCGGGTGGAGGCGGAGAGATGGCGAAGGTGAGGCTGCCGAGCGAGCGGAAGGTGCTCTTGGAGGCGGGACGGAGCGTCGAGGGACGGGTCGTCACGGGGTTTCCGAGCATCTTCGGGAATGTGGATGACGGCGGGGATGTGGTGCAGCCGGGGGCGTTCCGGAAGACGCTGAGCGAGCAGGCCGGGCGGCTGCGCTGGCTGTGGCAGCATCATTACGAGGAGCCGCCGATTGCGAAGGTCCTCGAGGCGCGCGAGGTGGGACGGGAGGAGCTGCCGGCCGACGTGCTGGCGCGGTTCCCGGAGGCCACGGGCGGGCTGCTGGTGAAGCGGGAGTACCTCGAGACGCCAAGGGCGGACGAGGTCCTGGCGGGGATCGTGGCCGGGGCGACGAACGAGATGTCGTTCGGGTATGACACGATCGATGTGAAGTACCCGAAGGACCTGGTCATCGGCGGGAAGAAGGTCCGGCGGGAGCTGCGGGAGTTGCGGCTCTTCGAGTTCAGCGACGTGAACTGGGGCATGAACCCGGCGACGACGAACCTGAAGGACCTGCTCGCGGGGATCGAGGCGGTCGAGCTGCAGCAGAAGGCGCTGGCGCAGTGGCTGGAGAGCCGGCTGCACCTGACGTTCACGGAGATCGCGGACGATCTGTACGGGAACGGGCACGTGACGCGCGAGGAGCGGATTGCGCTGAGCGGGTTGATCTCGGATGCGTTGAATGCGTTCAATGCGGGGATGGAGGCAGAGGTGCTGGCCGGGGTGCGCGGGCGCGACCGGTGGGACGAGGCTCCTTCGGCTCCGCTCGGCTCCGCTCAGGATGCTCCGGCACAGGTGGCCAGTGCGACTGCGGTCGCCAGCGCTGAGCTGATGCGGGCGCGGCTGGCGGTGCTGCGCGAGAAGATTAACCTGGTGGGGGCCTGAGGGCTGGTGAAATGGGCTGCGCCGCTCGCCACGTGGCGGGGCCGGCCGTCTCTGCCCGGAAGGGTCGGGGACACCGGGTCCGGACATGCCGGGGCACGCATTGACGGTTGTAGGTTGGTAGGTTGCAGGTTGCAAGTTTCGAATGATAACAATGGATTCGCGGCAGGACGCGACAGAGGAGTGAGGGAGATGAAGTATAAGGCGTTGCTGGAGCAGGCACGGGGCCTGGTGCAGAAGGCGGACGCGATGCTGACCGAGTTCGAGGGTCAGGATCTGCCGGAGGAGAAGGCGGCCGAGGTGAGCGGGCTGATGGCGCAGGCGGAGAAGCTACAGGCGCGGGCGGAACAGCTCAAGGCGGTCGAACAGCGCGATGCGGAGCTGCAGGAGAAGATCGCGGCGGAGCCGGAGGCCAAGGCGGCCCGACCCGGCGAGGATAAGGCGTTCGAGCCGGTCTACGTGATGCGGTTCGGCGAGGAATCCAAGGCGCAGCAGGCGGTCATGTCCGACCTGGTCGGCAAGGACTACCGGCAAACGATCTGGGAGCAGAATCTCGCGTTTGCGAAGTATCTGCGCCACGGCGATGGGCTCATGGGTCTCGACGAGCGGCGGCTGCTGACCAAGCAGGTCTTCCCCTGGGACCAGGTGCAGTACCTGCTGATGAACGGCCGCACGGTCAACGAGATCAAGAGCACGATGGTCGAGGCGCAGGGCAGCCTCGGCGGGTATGCGGTGCCGCCGAACGTGCAGGCGGAGATCGCGAGCCGGCTGCCGGGCCGGAGCGTGGTCCGCAGCGGCGGGGCGACGGTGGTCGACCTGGTGAACGGCAACAGCATCGATGTGCCGGTCTACACAGGCGGGGACAGCCGCTACCGGGGTGCGCTGCGCGGCCTGTGGGGTGCGGAGACGCAGACCCCGGCCGAGGACAACGCGACCCTGGGCACGACGCCGGTCGTGGCGCACATCTACACCTACAAGGTGCCGATGAGCCAGTCGCTCGTCGAGGATGCGGCCAACCTGGTCGAGCTGGTGACGCGGGACATCGCGGACACACTGGCCATCGACGAGGACGAGGCGTTCCTGATCGGCGACGGGACGAACAAGCCGTACGGCATTCTGCCGGGCTCGGCGAACGGGCTGTCGCTGACCGAGGTCGTTTCGGGGCACGCGACGGCGCTGACCGCCGACGGGCTGATCGGGCTGTCGGATGCGCTGGACGAGCAGTACATGGAGCGGGCGCGCTTCATCTTCAACAAGGCGACGGGGACGGCGGTCCGTAAGCTGAAGACCGGCGACGGCGAGTACCTGTTCGACCGGGACCTGCAGAACAACAAGCGGACGCTGCTGGGCTATCCGTTCAACCGGAGCGAGGCGATGGCGGATATCGCGGCGAGCGCGTATCCGATCATCTTCGCAGACCTCGCGGGCTACCGGATCGTGCAGAAGTTCGGCCTGACGATCGTCCGCTTCCAGGACAGCAATACCGGCATCAACAAGGTCGAGTACCACGTGCGCCGGCGCGTGGGCGGCCGGGTCGTGGAGACCTGGATGTTCGCGGCGCAGAAGGTTGCCGCTTCCTAAGCGGTTGCAAGTTTGAAGGTTGAAGGTTTTGGGCCCGGCCCCTAGCCGGGCCCTGGCTGAAGGATAGGAGATGGGAAGATGAGCAACGGGAGTTTTGCGGAGCGGTTTAGGGTCGTGCGGGGGAGCGCGAAGCCGGAGACGGCGATGAGCGGCGTGGCGGCCTACCCGGCGAGCGGGTCGTACATCGATGTGAGCGGGTATGAGTTCGTCCACATCATCGCGCACCTGGGCACGTTGCACGCGAGCGACACGCCGACGCTGGAGCCGCAGTGCGCGGACGCGGCGGACGGGACGCTGGATGCGATCGATGCGACCAACCTGAAGAAGACGGTCGACGTCACGAACGATGATGGGGATGTCGTGATCTGGTCGATCGAGGTGCGGAAGCTGCCGGAAGACCATCACTTCCTGGCGCTGGACACGGGCGGCACGCTGACCAACGGGAGCTACATCGATGTGTTGTTCCTGCTGGAGGGCGGAGCGCAGCCGGTCACGCAGCCGAGCACGGTCTGCAATTCGTACAATTACCTCGGCTGACCTTGATGTCGCTCGCTGCGGCGAGCTTACAGGATTGAAGGATTAGCTTGATGGGATGATGGGGGCGGACGTGCGAGCGAAGCTCGCCCAGGTCCGGGCGGACACGCAGGTCCGCCCCTACGGGGGCGCAGGGGACGCCCCAGCGGGAGGCAGGGGAGATGACGATGACGAAGGAACAGTGGAGTAAGGTGATCGGGGTGGTGCTGACGGCGGTGATCGCGCTGCTGGGGGTGTGGGGCTACGATGTGATCGTGGACCAGCCCCGGGAGGCGCAGGTCATCGAGGCGGCGCTCGAGGGCGAGGGCGGCGGGATCGGGGTGCAGAGCTCGTACAACACGCCGTGCTATTTCGACCAGGGCGGGGCGCAGTTTACGATGGGGCCGGGCTGCTCGATGGTGATCGAGGGGGCGACGGAAGACGCCTATCAGACGACGTTTGCGGTGACGGATCCGACGGCGGACAGGACTGTTACTATCCCGAATGTGAGTGGCACGGTGCTGCTGACCAACACGCCGGGGGTGATCGTGCTGGGCAATAACGTGGTCACGGGGACGCTGACGATCAATCACGGGCTGACGACGCCGCAGACGGCATTCTGCACCATCGGGGCGGACTCGACGGCGGCCGGGGCGGGCTGCACGGCGACGGTGGTGACCTCCACGGTGACGATCGAGACATGGAAGGCGGACGGGGCGACGCCGGGCGATGCGGGCCTGTTGGTGCATTGGATGGTCGGCGGGCAGCCGTAACGGTGGATGGGGCAGGGGCGGACGTGCGAGCGTCGCACGCTGCGGCGTGCTTACACGCTCGCCCAGGTTCGCCCCTACGGGAGGTAAGGGATGCACGCTGAGCGATATGTGGTGGCGCTGACGACGGCGGCCGACCAGAGCGCGACGGGATACACGCCGGTCGTGACGGGGCGGGTGCTGGCCATCCACTACGTCAAGACGGACTTTGCGGCCGGGGTGGATTTCGCGATCACGGCGGAGACGACGGGCGAGACGATCTGGACGGAGACGAACGTGGACGCGTCGGCGAGCCGGGCGCCACGGCAGGCAACGCATTCGACGGCCGGGGTGGCGGCGGTGTATGCAGCCGGTGGGGAGGCAGTGCTGGATCATATCACGCTGGCGAACGACCGGGTGAAGATCGCGGTGACGAACGGCGGGGCTGCGAAGAGCGGCACGTTCCACGTGGTGATCGGGTAGCCAGAGGAGGCACGGATGCGAGTACGGGTGCTGGAGGCAGGCATCTACAACGGGCCGGGGCACCGGGCGCTGCCGGCGGCGAACGTGGGGGACGTGATCGAGGTGGCCGACGGGGCGTATGCGGATCTGCTGCTGGCGCAGGGGGCGGTGACGCAGGAGCTGAGCCCGGAAGCTGGAAGCCGGAAGCTGGATGATCGTGACGAGCCGACGGTGCGGCCGAGCGAGCGGAAGCCGAGGGAGCCGAAGTCGAGGAAGCTCACCGAGATCAACAGTCTGAGGGATCTGGTCGAGTGACGAGTAGGACGGTCGGGCGATAAGGCGTTGTTAGCGTTAGGACGGGGCCTGCGGCAATGAATTGCCGCACTACGAACTACGGGGCGCTTACTACGAACGGGGCAGCGGGAACGGCAGGAGCGGGCGAGTGAATCTGTATGCGACGTTGAGCCAGGTGCGGGCGAGCCTCCAGTTGGAGAGCACGGGATACGACGCGCTGCTGCTGGAGGCGCTGCGGCGGGCGTCGCGGCTGCTGGAGGCGGAGAGCGGGCGGGTGTACTACCCGGAGTATGCGATCTGGTATCTGGACGGCAGCGGGAAAAGCTCGCTGTGGCTGCCGGAGACGCTGCTCGAGCTGACGGAGATCGCGCTGTCGAGCGACCTGGGGACGACGTTTACGGCGCTCGGGGCGACGGATGTGTGGTGGAGCGACGGGAAAAACTACGACCGGCCGCCGTACCAGCTGGCGATCCTGAACCCGAACGGAAGCTACAGCCAGTTCTACAACACGCAGCGGGCGGTGCGGATCACGGGCTGGTGGGGCTGGCACGGGGATTACGGGCAGGCCTGGGAGACGCTGAGCGTGGCGATACCCTCCGGGGGTATCACAGCGCAGGCGACGACGCTGACGGTGACGGCGAATGCGCTGGATGTGTGGGGCCGGAAGCTGTTGCTGGAGCCGGGGCAGATCCTGCGGATCGAGGACGAGCTGGTGCTGGTGACGGATGTGGATGGGACGACGGGGGCGCTGACGCTGCTGCGGGGGCGGGGGAATACGACGGCGGCGAGCCACAGCGCGGGGACGGCCATCCAGTTGTGGCATCCGGATGAGCTGGCGCAGCAGGCGGTGGTGACGCAGGCGAGCCGGTGGTTCAAGCGGGGGCTGCAGGGGTACGCGGATGCGGGCGGGTCGATGGAGACGGGGCAGGTGTGGGTAAAGAAGCTGGACCCGGATGTGCTGGCGATTTTGTATGAGGGCGGGCTGCGCAGGTTGACGGTGGGTTGACGACGGTTGCAGGTTGTGTGAGCTGCGGCTCACCCAGGTTCGAAGGTTGAAGGTTGCGATGACGACGATGAGTGAGACTACGCCGTTGCATGTGGTGGTGGTGGCGCCGGAGACGAAGGGACTGCCGCCGCTCAGGTGGATCCGGGAGCTGGGCGGACTGGCAGAGATCGAGGGGGTCAAGCTCGAGCTGATCGGCGGGCCGACGATCAACCAGGTGCAGGCGGCGCGGGCGCTGCGGACGAAGTGTGACATCCTGATCTGGAGCGGGCACGGGCACGAGAACGGGCTGGTGCTGGCGAACGGGCAGACGGTGCGGGGGCGCTGGGTGGCGACGCAGGTGGCGGCCGGGAAGCCGAGATTGATGGTGCTCTCCTCGTGCGGGAGCCAGTGTAAGGACGACCGGCAGGACTCACTCACGAATCTCATCAGCAAGGTGGGGGTCAACGTGATCGGGTTTCCGACCGATTTGGCAGACGAGGCGGCGATTACGTACAACATGGAGCTGGTGCGGGCGCTGGCGGCCGGGAGCGATGTGGGGATGGCGCACGATGTGGCTATCGAGGCGATCGAAGAGCAGTTCCCGGAGATGGCCCGGGGCATCCAGTTGATGCCGGGGCTGACGAACGGGCTGCGCAGCCTGTACGACCGGATGACCCGGATCGAGCAGGAGCAGCGGCGGCAGAATGCGCTGTTGATGGCGATTGCGTCGAAGCTGGACGTGGACACGGACATGGTGCTGGCAGGGGCGAATGGCTACAGTTGAGAATCCGCTGGGCGAGGTGCTCGAGGCGCTGGGGCAGGTGTTGGGGGATATGCCGGGGCTGGTGCGCTGGTTCGACCAGCCGCCGGAGAACATGAGCGAGTTTCCGTGCGCGATGGCGTGGGTGCGCGAGGGGGAGATCGGGGAGGTTTCGGCGGGGCTGAGCCGGGGGCTGCATACGGTGTATGTGGATATTTTCCAGGCCCGGACGGTGCTGCCGGAGGCGATCGAGAAGGCGAACGGGTGGCCTTACCGGGTGTTCCGGCGGCTGCAGGACAATGCGACGTTGAATGGGACGGTGGCGGCGATCGTGTGGCCGATGCGGCACCGGGCCGGGCCGATGACTTATGCGAACGGGGATGCGCCGTATGACGGGGTGCGGTGTGAGGTGAGTGTGAAGGTGTTGGTGGAGTGAGGGGCGTTTCAGGTTGAAGGTTGAAGGTTGCAGGTTTGTGGGGAGGGGGAGAGATGGCGAAGGGGCAGAAGGAGCAGCCGGCGGCCGAGGGGCTGCGGTATATCGGGGATGGGGAATGGATTCCGGGGGTGCCGGCGCGGGATCTGTCGGCGGAGGAAGCGGCGGAGTTCGGGGAGCGGATTGCGGCGTGCGAGGGGAACACGGGGCGGACGCTGTATGCACGGGTTGAAGGTTCCGAGGTTGAAGGTTGAAGGTTGACGGGCGCTGAGTGCGCCGGCGGCAATGAATGGCCGCACTACGAACGGTCTGGGAGCGGGGGAGGTAGGAGATGGCTTACGGGGCGTATTCGGCGAATACGATTCAGCTCGGGCGGGAGTCCACACCGGGGACGGCTGTGGCGGCGACGAGCATCTGGCGCGGGCCGGCGGCGAGCATCGAGGATGCACGCACGCGGCAGGTGGCGGAGGAGCAGGTGGGGCTGCTGATTCCGACGGCGCGCATCTATGACTCGGCGTTGGGGGCCAAGCTGGCCATGCCGGCGACGGAGCTGACGTTCGAGCAGGTCCTCCACATCCTGGAGGCGGGGATCGTGGCGGCGACGCCGGCCGGGCCGAGTCCCTACACGTACACGTACGCGCTGCCGCAGACGGCGACGCCGAACACGATCAAGACCTACACGATCGAGTCCGGTAACACGGTGGCGGGCGACGGGGCGGAGATGGAGCAGAGCTTCGTCGAGGAGTTCGAGCTCTCCGGCCAGCGCCTCGCGCCGTGGATGATGTCGGCGACGTGGATGGGGCGGCAGCGGTCGGTGGCGACGCTGACGAGCCCGCTGAGCCTGGTCGCAGTAGAAGAGGCGCAGTTCGGCAAGACGAAGCTGTACATCGATGCGACCGGCGGGACGATCGGGTCGACGCAGAAGACGGGCGTGCTGACGAAGGCGAGCGTCAAGGTGCGGACGGGCTGGCAGGCGGTGTATGCGGGCGACGGGGTGCTGTACTACACCAACGTCAAGTACGTGCGGCCGGAGGTGCGGCTGGCGCTGACGATCGAGCTGGAGAGCGGTGGGGTGGCGACGACGGAACGGGCGGCCTTCGTGGCGAAGTCGCTGCGGCTGGTGCGGCTGGACTGCGCGGGGAGCACGAGCGACCGGAATCTGACGATCGACGGGTCGTTCATCTGGGACACGGTGGGGGACTACGAGAACGACAACGGGGACACGGTGCTGACGCTGGAAGGGCAGGCGTGGTATTCGAGCGCGGATAACCAGTATTTCAGCGTGGTGGTGAAGAACCTGGTGTCGACGGTGCCCTGAGTTACAGGTTGGCACGTTGAAGGTTGCAGGTTCTGGTTGAGGAGGACGGATGGGGTTTTTTACGGCGCAGACTGAGGTGGTGGAGCTCGACGGGGAGAACCGGGTGGTGATCCGGAAGCTGACATTTGCGGAGCAGCAGGAGATCATCAGCGTGGCGAGCCGGGTGGCGACGGTGAGCGGCCGGCCGGAGATGACGATGGACGTGTTCCGGATGCGGCTGGAGCAGGTGAAGCGGGCGGTGGTGAGCTGGGAAGGGCCGGGGTTCGAGGGGCGGGCCTGCACGCCGGAGAATATCGGGGCGCTGCCGGGGGAGATCGGGACGGTGTTGATCGGCCGGGTGGATGCGCTGAACGCCAGGCTGTCGGATGAGGAAAAAAAAGCATCGGCCGGGCTTACGAGCTGACGATCATGCAGGGGCTGGCGACGCCGGTGCCCGGCCGGTATGGGAATGCGATTGCGGTGATGGAGCGGATGGGGTGGAGCTGGGGCGAGTTGTGTGCGGCGCCGGGGGATTTGGTGGAGGAGCTGGAGACGCGGTTGGCGGCGGAGCAGCGGTGGACGGAGCGGAAGCGGGGGATGGGGGCTTAGCGCCTCCGGCGCTAAGCTGGGGATCGAATGATAAGAAACGGTTAGCCCTAGATGCGGGTGGGGCTGGGGCTAGGGCTAGGGCGCATAAGCTGATGTTAGAGGAAGCAACTAGGAGACATGTAGCATGGCGCAATTTTTCGGTCTGATACCGTTGAACGCGGCGAACTTTGAGAGTGGCGCAGCCGCCAGCGGCCAGGTGTTGACCGCGGACGGCGCGGGTGGCGCGAGCTTTGAGGACGCGGCTGGCGGCGGCATGACCTCAGAGTACCCTGTGGCGGGCGCGCTTCTGGTCACTGGAGCGGGCATCAGTGATGCCAACGGCTTTTATCATGACTCCGGTGTACTCTGGAACGATGTACGACCGTTGTATATCAAGGCTGGAGAAGCGGAGTACCCGCGTATTCGGTGGCAAGGTGGAAATTGGGCTATTCTCCTATCCGAATGGCCCGCGGTTTACTACAGCTTTGATGACGTTGCCACCCCGGACTTGTGTACCGTGTGGGATAATGATGACGGGGAATTCCCCCTTAGCGTTGTCCCCGCAGCTAACTACCCTCCTACGTTCCTGCTCGGCGCTGACGGAGCGGGAGGGGCCGCATGGCAAGAACCGGCTGCGGCCTGGAACATCAACGTCAGTGGTGGGCGTGAGTTACCGGGAGCTACTGCATCTGGTGGTGTGGGCGCAGTAGCTGAGGGCGCGGCCACTGCCAGCGGCGCATACAGTCACGCGATGGGCACAAGCGGGGCCGAGGCGCGTTTTACAGGTAGCTACGCGGCATCCTCTGGAGCATCACCGCTTACGAACCAATACGGGCGCTACTTGCATCATGGTGCCACAAATAGTGCGGACAGGGCCGAAATCTTCATAGGGGACGACGAGCGCCTGCTGGTGCCGTCAGGACAGTGCTACGCTTTTCGGACGTTGGTGAGCGCCTACAATTTGGAGGCCAATAAGGCTGCGGGCTACGAACTGCGCGGCGTCATCAAAAACTATTGGGGCACCTTGTCACTGGTTGGCACCGTCAGCAAGACCGTGTTGGCAGAGGATGACGCCTCTTGGGACGTCGAAATGGAAGCCGACGCGCTCAACGGCGCACTGGCAATTTTCGTGACTGGTAATGCTACGGGGGCGACTCACTGGCACGCCGTCACGGAGGTGTCAGAGGTTATGTCAACCGCACCGTGGTGATGGTGAGTGAGTGAGGCCATGAACGAACTGCAAGTCGCAACTGCCCCTGGCTCGACGCTGTACGCCGTGCTGCTCGACGCAACCGGGCGGGCCTGGAATGGCTCGGCCTTCGAGACGCTGGCCGGGGCCAACTGGGCCGACTACGCCGTCGCGTTGACCGAAGCTGTGGCGGGGATATATCTTGGCGCGCTGCCAGCGGTAGCTCTAGGGCAGTACAGCTATGTCGTGTACGAACAGGCTGGCGCGAATCCCGCGACCACAGATGTATTGCGGGGGATGGGCAGTCTTGCTTGGGATGGTAGTACGGTATGTTTGCCGGTTGCGCCGGATGCCAGCGGGCTGGTGGCGCTGCTGGACGCGATCAAGGCGAAGACGGATGGGCTGCCGGCAAGCCCGGCGGCGGTGGGGAGCGCGATGACGCTGACGGCGGCCTATGATGCGGCGAAGACGGCGGCGCAGGCCGGGGACGCGATGACGCTGGATGCGGCGGCGCTGACGGCGATCGGGGCGCGGGTGATCGAGGGGACGCACACGCAGGATGATGTACTGCGGCTGGTGCTGGCGCTGATAAGCAAGGTCGACGGCGCAGGGACAGGGACGGGCAAACTGACGTACCGGGATAGCCTGGACACGAAGGACCGGATCGTGCAGACGGTGGACGGGAGCGGGAACCGGAGCGCGGTGACGCTGGACGGGACGCTGTGAGCGCGTGGCCGGACGGCGGGTGGCCCAGAGGGGCCTGGCCGGACCAGGGCTGGCCGGGATGGCCGGGCGGGGTGATCGGGAAGGTGGCGCTGCACCTGTGGACGCGCTCGGCGGGGCTGCGGCTGTGGGTGCGCAGCCGGGCGTTGACGTTGTGGGGCCGGTAGACGATTGAAGATTGCAGATTGCAGATTGAAGATTTGACCCGAGGGGGCAGCGGATGATGAGCAGGCAGGTGGTCGAGGGGCGGGTGGCGCAGGGGGTGGATGAGCAGGTGGCGTACACGGTGACGACGACGCCGTGGGGCAGTTCGCCCAGTTCGCCGGCGGTGAAGCTATACGATGTAACGTATAAGGTGCGGACGGATGTGTCGAGCACGAAGCTGACGGGGAGCGCGAGCGCGGCGGGGGATGTGGTGACGACGCCGGTGGTGAGCGGGCTGGTGGCGGGGCATGTGTACCGGCTGGAGGTCAAGTTTACGATCGCGGGGAATGTACTGGAGTGCTGGGTGGAGATTGCGGCGGAACAGTGACCCTGATTCGTTGGATTTACGGATGGCCCTGATGACGGTGGATCGGGTGAGAATTGGTTGTTAGCGTCAGGACGGGGGTTGGGTTGATTGCGCGCGCAATCCTGGATGACGGGGTGAAGAGGGGAACAGGTGAAGAGGTGACGGGGTGAGGCGGCTGTGGGTGCTGCTGGTGGTTTGCGGGGTGGCGGGCGCTGACGAGGGCGCTGAAGCGCCTACTACGAACCTGGGCACGGTGCTGTACTTGCCGCTGGTGGAGGGGCACGCACAGCCGAAACTGTTCTTCCCGTTGGTGGGGTATGTGGAGCCGGGCAAGGCGGGGGTGGGGTCGCCGTACTCGAATTGTGCGCACATCCTGGCGCTGGGGGCGACGTGGTACCAGGACTGGGGGCCATGGCCACCGCAGTGCGACCTGGACAGCCGAGCGCTGGCGATGGTGTGGAGCTGGCATCGGCCCGAGGACGTGGGGGAGCTGGACCTGGAAGACCTGCTGGCGACGCTGCCGGAGGTCCCGGACTATGCGTGGGGGATCCAGTTGGCGAACGAACCGAATCTGCCCCAGCAGGCCGGGATGACGGTGGCGGAGACGGCGGAGCTGAGCTGGCTGGCAGGGCAGAAGTGGCCAGGGCGGACGTTGATCTCGCCGGCGACGTATAACGATCTGGACTACATGGTGGCGGTCTATGACGAGCACGTGCGGCGGTTCGGGGTGGCGCCGGCGTGGGACCTGCTGGCGGCGCATTGTTATTTCGAGACGGCGGCCGGGTGCATCCGGTATGTCGAGGGGTTGCTGGAGTTCGGGAAGCGCTGGACGTCCCCGCTGCGGGTGATCGTCACCGAGTGGGCGATCCTGCCGTGCAGCATTACGACGATGGGCGTGCGCGGGCAGCCCGATCTGGCCCGGGCGCAGGCGGAGGCGCGGAGGCTCAGGGCGTATTTTGAGGGGCATCCGGACATCGTGGCGCATCTGTGGTTTGCGAGCGAGTACATGGGCACCGAATGGTGCGTCTGGCAACCGCATCCCGCCTGTGATACGGCGCTGATGCGGGACGGGCGGTTGACGGCGTGGGGCGAATGGTGGCTGCGCTGAGGCGGGCGTGGCATTGGGTGTTGCGGCGACTGTGGCCGGGGCGGTATTGGACGCAGGCGCAGATCGACGCAGCCAGGCAACAGGCCGAGGCTTGGCGGGACAGCTTCGGGCTGTGACCGTGGGGGCGGTGGTGGGTCGGGCGGTGAAGGATGGGTGAAGTCAAGAGCAATAGGTTTGTCCCTGCGGCCGTTCACGCCTTGCGCCTGCATCGTTGCTGTGGCGACAATTACACCGATGACGGCTGGCCTGAGGTCAATGCGGCGCTGGCGGAATATGCCAAGCATAAACGCATGTGGAAGCGCATGAGACGGGCAATGCGACGGGGCGCTGAAGCGCCTACTACGAACCTGACGACGGGCGCTGAAGCGCCTACTACGAACCGAGACGGGGTAGAGCATGGCCAGGCTGGGGATTGAGGTTACGGCGCGGAACCAGGCGGCCGGGGTGCTGGGGCAGCTCGACCGGCAGTTGCGCGGACTGGGCAGCGCAACGGGGGGGCTGCTGGGGACGGTGGCGGCGTTTGCGACCGGCGGGCTGGTACTGCAGGGGCTCAATACGGTCGGGCGGGCGGTCAAGGGGTTGGGGGCCGACGCGCTCACGGGGGCGATGGACCTGCAGAGCGGGCTGGCGATGTTCGAGACGGTGTCGAATGCGACGGCCGAGCAGATGGAGGCGGTGCGGGAGAAGGCGGTCGAGCTGGGCGCGGACATGACGCTGCCGGCGACCTCGGCGGGGAACGCAGCGGAGGCGATGCTGGAGCTGGGGAAGGCGGGCCTGAGCGTCAACGATGTGCTGGGGGCGTCGCAGGGCACGCTGCAACTGGCGGCGGCCGGGGCGCTCACCGAGGCGGAGGCGGCCGAGATTACGGCGAATGCGCTGAATGCGTTCGGGCTGGCGGGGTCGGAGGCAACCCGAATCGCGAACCTGCTGGCGGGCGCGGCGAATGCGTCGAGCGCGGAAGTGTACGACGTGGCGGCGTCGCTGCAGATGTCCAGTGCAGTGGCGGCGCAGGCCGGGGTGCCCATCGAGGACCTGGTCACGGCCATCAGCCAGCTGGCGAACGCGGGCATCAAGGGGAGCGACGCGGGCACGAGCCTGAAGACGATGTTGCTCTCGCTGATGGCGCCCTCGGGCGAGGCGGCGCAGGCGATGGAGACGCTGGGCATCAGTCTGCGGGATGCGCAGGGGAACCTGCTGCCGCTGCCGGAGCTGATCGAGGAGTTCTCGACAAAGCTCGCCGTCGGCGCGAAGCAGATGGTGGAGGTGGGCGGGGCCACGGGCGCGCAGGCGAAGGAACTGAAGAGCTACGAGACGAAGATCCGGTCGGCCAGGGAAGCCATCGAGAAATATAACGCCGGGGTGCAGGGGACGACGCTGTCGGAGAAGGTGCGGACGACGCGCATCGCGGAGCTGAACGGGCAGATTGCGTTCTATCAGCAGAAGCACGACGAATTGGCGGCGACGATTCCGGGAGTAACCACGGCGACAGTGGAGCTCACGAAGGCGGAGCAGGATGCGGCGCTGAAGACGATCTTCGGGACGGACGCGATCCGGGCGGCGAATATCGTGCTGATGGACGGGGCCGAGGCGCACGATACGATGGCGGCGGCCGTGGGCCGGGACGGGGCCGCGGCGGAGCTGGCCGGGGCGCGCATGACCGGGCTTAAGGGGGCGTTCGAGGGGGTCAAGAGCCAGATCGAGACGCTGGGGCTGGTGGCGGCCGAGCCGCTGCTGGAGCCGCTCGAGACGGGGTTCCGGGCGCTGGCGGATGCGCTGGGCAGCCCGGCGGTGCAGGCGGCCATGGAGAACGCCGGCAAGTGGATCGGGGAGGGCTTGGGCGCGGCGATGGAGCGGTTGGGGCCGGCGCTGGCGACCGCGGCGGAGAAGTTGCCAGGGTTCCTGGAGACGGTTTCGGGGATCGTGCAGATTTTTCAGACCGGCAAACCACCGTTGCAGGACTGGGAGAGCATCGTGCAGATTTTCCAGTCCGGAGGCCAGCCGTTGGGCGACTGGGAAGCCTTCCAAAGGATCCTCAACGAGACGTTCGGGCCGGAGACGGGGGAGAAGATCGGGACGGCCAGCCAGTTGCTGATGGGGATCGTGAATATTTTTCAGGGGGGCGAGCCGCTGGGGAACTGGGAGACGTTCCAGCGGGTGCTCAACGAGACGTTCGGGCCGGAGACGGGGGAGAAGATCGGGCAGGTGAGCGTGGCGCTGAGCGTGGTGCGGGACTGGATCGGGACGCACCTGCCGGGGGCTATCGCGGAGAGCCAGACGCAGTTCGAGATGCTGCGGGATGATTTATTGGGGGCCTCGGGCGAGGCGGCGCGCATCGCGAGCGAGTATGCGGCGGGGTTCCGGGATACGATCGGAACGATCAAGGCCAGCCCGGCCTGGGAGGCGGTGACAGGCTTCTTCTCGAGTGTAGCCGGGGCGATCGAGAGCGCGAACAGTGCGCTGAGCAGCTTCATCAGCCGGATCAACCAGGCGAAGAGCGCGTCGCAGAATTTCGGGGGGATTATCGGCGGGGTGCAGGCGAATACGATGAATCTGCCGGGTACACCGGGTTATGTGCCGCCGAATGCGGGGTCGCCGACGTATGGGCGGACGAATGCGACGGGCACGCTGTTTGCGCCGGGGGGGCTCTCGCTGGTGGGCGAGGCCGGGCCGGAGCTGGTGATGCTGCCCAGGGGGAGCCGGGTGTATTCGGCGGGGGAGACACGGGAGATCCAGCGGGAGCAGCAGCGGGGGATCACGAATAATGTGACGGTGTATGCGACGGTGGGGAGCCAGGTGGATGTGACGGCGCTGGCGTATAAGGTGGCGGATGAGATCCGGCGCAGGCAGTGACCGGGAAGCTGGAAGCTGGAAGCTAGAAGCCGGAACGGGTAGGCGAGGGGCGGGGCGACCGCCGGTCGCCCGTACGGATCGAACGATAACGTGTTATCCCTCTTCGAGGGATAACAAGGGCTTCTCACTAGAACAGGGCAGGGGGTAGGGGATGGCGCATGCGCTGGGGCTGGCGGTGGCGCTGGCGGATTCGAATCTGACGAGCCTGAGCACGGCGGGGGCGCTGCTGCTGGAGTATACGCCGGGGACGCCGGGGCTGGCGCTGGAGGAGGCGGAGGCCAGCGGGGACGGCGGCGAGGTGCTGGGGGTGGCGCTGCGCAATGTGACGGAGAGCTGCCGCATCATGTTTTACGATCACGGGGGGGTGACGGCGGAGGAGCGGCTGCGGGCGGTGGAGGGGCTGTTCCGGGCGGCGGAGCGGCGCCAGATGACGGGGCTGGGGCTGCGGGTGTATGTGCGGCGGCTGCTGGACGGGGAGAGTGTGGCCTGGTTCAGCGAGCTACTGGCGGGCCGGATCGGGCTGGGGGCGGGGACGCTGGCGTATGACCTGGGCAACAACCAGGTGGAGGCGACGCTGGTGTGGACCCGCCGTTTTTATTGGGAGTATGGGGAGCTGACCAGTGCGGCGCTGACGAACGGGAACGGGAGCGATGTAACGACGGGGCTGCGGGTGTGGAATCACGATGACGCCGGGGCCGGGCACGATAATTGGGCGGCGATCGGCGGACTGGCGAGCGCGGTGCAGGTGGAGGGGGTGCTGCCGACGCCGGCGATTATCAGCCTGACGTCGACCCGGGGGACCGGGGAGTCGATGCCGTATAGCCAGGTGTGGCTGGGGCTGGCGCACCGGGAGCCGGACCTGGAGGCGCTGCAGGTGCTGCTAGAGGCGAGCGGGGTGCCCGATGCGGCGTGCAGCGGAGGCGAGAAGCTCCTGGCGACGCTGACGGCGTCGCACACGCTGATTGCGACGTGGACGCTGTCGTACGGGCAGTTGTATGTGATGCGCGGGGCGTGGTTCCAGGCGCTGCTGCGGTGTGCGGGGACGGTGGCGGCGGCGGTGAAACTGCGGCTGAAGCTGGAGGTGCCGGCGGCGGGCGGGTATACGACGATCTGGACGGGGCCGGAGGTGCAGGGGAACGCGACGGGGCTGCTGTCGCTGGGGGCGGTGCAGCTGCCGCCGACGCTCCAGGAGGAGGGGGAGGTCGGGCCGCTGGTGCTGCAACTGTATGGGCGGCAGACGGGCGGCGGGTCGCTGCCGGTGGATTTCGTGCAGCTGACGCCGACGCAGAGCCTCCGGAAGCTGGAGACGCTGAACTATGATTATCTGGCCGGCGACGTGCTGTGGGATGACGAGAACGGGTCGCTGTACGTGCGCAGCGCGCTGGGGCTGAAGAAGCCTTTGGTCAGTGCGCTGGGCGGGCCGCTGATGCTGGTGCCGGGGCAGATGCACGTGCTGTATCTGCTGGCGGGCAGCGCAGACGGGGCGGCGGCCATCGACATGCAGTTCGACCTGGCGGTCAAGTACCGGCAGCGGAGGATCACGCTGTGACGCTGAGTGTGCGGCTGAGGCAACGGACCGGGACCGGGTGGGTGACGCTGGGGCGGACCCGGCTGACGCCGACCCGGCTGGCCTGGGCGGCGCTGGGCGGGCCGGACTGGGCGGAGGTGCGGGTCGACGGGCAGGAGGGCGCGGTCTGGGAGGCGCTGAACTGGCTGCGCTGTCCGGTGTCGATCTACGACGAGCGGCTCGACCGGGTGTGGTGGGGGTATGTGGACGAGGTGCGCGTGGTGGCCGGGCCGGTGACCGTGGGGGTAGGGCTCGACGGGATGGCGAACCGGGTGCGGGTGGCGTATGCGACGGCGACGAGCCGGGGGCTGGGGGCGGAGCGGGCGACGACGGAGTGGGCCGATGACCTGGACAGCCAGGGCGAGTATGGCATCCGGGAGCTGACGGAGACGCTGCCGCACGATGCGACGGACGACGAGGCGGCGGATGCGCGCGATGCGCTGCTGGCCATCCGGCGGTATCCCTCGCCGGCGGTGCGCACGGGCGGGGGGACGGCCGAGGGGACGACGCTGCGCTGCGCGGGGTGGTGGCAGACGCTGGACTGGCGCTATTACGCGAACGACGAGGGGTATGCCGGGTTCGAGGATACGGGGAACGCGCAGCAGCGGTTCGGGAATGCGGCGGCTACGACGAAGGTGGCGCAGAGCTTCACGGTGGCCAGCGGGGAAAGCTGGGTGTTGGACCGGGCGAAGCTCCGAGTTAAGAAGGTGCTCAACCCGACGGACAGCCTCACGGTCGCGGTGTGCCAGGACAGCGGGGGCAGCCCGGGGACGGTGCTCGACAGCGCGACGGTGACGGCCGGGGAGACGCCGGAGCACCTGGACTGGGTCGAAGTGGCGTTCGACGACGGGGACACGCTGACGGCGGGGACGTACTGGCTGACGGTGGAGCGCACGGGCGCACTGGACAGCAAGAACTGCTATGAGACGGATGCCGAAGAATCGATGCCGTTTGAAGACGGGGTGATGCGCATCTGGAACGGGAGCGCGTGGGTGGACCGGGCGACGCCGGCGGATATGCCGTTTGCGGTGTACGGGCTGGTGAGCGTGGATGCGCTGCTGGGGCGCATTCAGGCGGCCTGCGGGGACCTGCTGATCGGGGGGCTCGAGATCCGGGACAGCAGCGGGCGGTCGACGACGCCATTTTTCGACGGGGACCGGACGGCGCTGGATGTGATCCACGGGCTGCTGGCGCAGGGGACGAGCGGGGGCGACCGGCTGCTGGCGCGGGTGACGGCCGGGCGGGGCTGGGAGGTGTATGCGGAGAGCGGCACCTCGGGGCATAATCTATTCTTGACCTCCGAAGGGCGGCTGGAGACGCAGGTCGGGCAGGCCTGGCCGCTGGGGTCGTTCTCACCGGTGGGCAGGTGGTGTTATCTGCGGGGGGTGATCCCGGAGCGGGCGGGGCTCTCGTATCTGACGGCGGCGAGTCCGTTTTTCGTGGAGCGGGCGACGCTATCAGTGGCGACGGGGCAGTGGTCGCTGGAGCCACGGGCGATGCGGCGGCCGTGGGATGTGGGCATGTGGGACGCCGGGTGACCGATTGCAGATGTGTGAAGCAGAGCTTCACCCAGATTGAAGATTGGCCACGAAGGGCTGAGGGGGTAGGATGAAGCGGAGTCAGGCGGCGGGGGAGTTGCGGCCGTATGTGGTGGGGTGGCTGGGGCAGCAGGCGCGGCTGGAGCCGGCAGGGGACCTGACGCTCGCGCCGACGGGGCGCGTGGTGCTGGCGCCGGGGGCGCGGGCGGTGGAGCCGGAGACGGCGCTGACGACGAGCCTGGGGTCGGCGGGGAAGCCGTTCCTGGCGGTGCACGCGGCGGAGCTGAACGTGGCGTCGCTGGTGGCGCGCGAGGTCATCTCGACGATCGGCGGGCGCATCCCGGTTGGGCCGACGACGACCCTGACGGCGAACCTGGCGCCGGCCGAGACGACGATCTGGACGCGGCACAACGAGCTGGCGTTCGGGGATATCGTGCTCCTCGAGGCGCACGGTCAGATCGAGTATATGCGGGTGATCGGCGGGCCGAGCGGGAGCGGGCCGTACACGTACAGCGTCCAGCGCAACCTGGACGGCAGCGGCGCGAATACGTGGTACAGCGGGGACGCGGTCTTCAACACGGGGCAGATCAACGACGGGTTTATCGACATCTACAGCGAGCACGGGACGCTGTCAAGCGACCAGGCCGGGCCGACGATCGCGGGGAATGTGCGCAACAGCACGACCTGGAACGACTACGAGACGCGCTGGGCCATCGGCAATCTCCGTGGGCTCTACGGGTACACGGAGGATGTGTACGGGCAGGCGAGCGGGCGGCATAGCGCGGTGTGGCAGGCGACGGACCCGACGAACGGGTTCCGGATCATGCACGGGGCGACGCGGTCGTTCGCGGTCTCGCCGGACGGGGTGGCGCGGCTGGGCCTCGAGGGGCAGGGGGAGATCGAGATCGATCCGGTTTCGGGGGCGCTGAGCTTCCTGAGCGAGGGGGAGGTGGTCTCGGCGATCCTGGGGCGCGAGCGGACGATCTACGGGTTCGAGCGGCTGGGGCGGCCGCTGGGGCCGTGCGTGGAGTGGGGGCCGCTCGAAGATCCGGACGGGGACGAGCAGCTCGAGCGGTGGGGGTTCTGGCTGCGGGCGCAGGAGGGCGAGCGGTTCCTGGCGGCGGTGTCGGGGACGGAGACGAATCCGGATGATGCGTATTTCCGGGTGGGGCGGGATGCGGCAGCGCACTTCCTGCAGCTGAAGGATGGGTTATTGAGCTGGGCCGGGGCGAATACGAGCCTGGGCGAGGATGGGACGTTTACGGCGCGCAATGCGGTGCTGGAGGGGAGCATCACGGCGCAGACGGGGCGGATCGGCGGCTGGAATATTACGAGCCAGGCGATCTACACCGGGACAGAGGACCATTTCGGGTACACGGCCAATGCGGGCGACATCACGCTGTGGTCGGACGGGGTGAATGCGAGCATCCACGGGCGGTATTTCTACCTGGGGACGGATGGGACGATCCGGGCGACGGGGGCGATCATCGACGGGCAGATCACGGCGGCCAGCGGCAATATTGCGGGGCTGACGATTGCGGATCATACGCTGACGTCGAGCGGGCTGAAGCTGGTCATCGACGAGGCCAACGAGCGCATTCGGTTCGGCAACATCTATATCAGCCCGACAGAAGGCATCAAGGGGGTGAGTTTTCCCTCGAATTTGCCGATCGACACGGATGCATTGACGGTCGAAGCGCAGGCATATTTCAACAGCTCGCTGAGCCACACGGGGACCTACCTGGGATTTTTCGGGGCGACGGCGGTGACCCGGCCGAGCGCGTATACGTTCAGCAACGGGGCGAGCGACAAGGCCATCGACTGCAATGCGACGACGGTGGAGGAACTGGCAGACGTGGTGTATACGATGTGGAATGACCTCAAGAACCTGGGGCTGTTGCAATAGGAGTGGGCAGAATGGAGCAGGGTCCGATGGTGGCGACGGGGGAGATCGAGCAGCGGGTGGGGCAGGTGGACCAGGTGGACCAGCCGGAACCCGTGTTGGTGATTTATGCGGATGGGAAGGTGCTGCCGGGGGCGGGGTACAGCGTGGGGCAGGTGTTGGAGGCGCTGGACCTGGCGCGGCGGGCGGTGTTGTCTGTCGTTTTGAGGCAGTGACGGTTGAAGGTTAGCAGGTCGCAGGTTGCAGGTTCGAGGGGATAACGGCTTATCTCCCTTCGGTCGATAAGCTCATATTAGCGTGCGAAACTGCGGTTTCGCCCAGGATGGGATGATGCGAGCACGGGCGTGGGTGGTGATTGCGGGGGTGCTGCTGCTGGCGGTGGTGGCAGCGGCATGCGCGGGCGCGCTCGCTCATCGGGGCGAGATGACGACCCCGGGCGCTGAAGCGCCTACTACCAACCTGGTCGGGGTGCAGGGGGTGCTACCGGTGGGGACGGCGACGCCGGATGGGTGGGTGGCGGGGCTGTGCGATGTGCGGCAGTTCTCGACGACGATCACGCCGGCGCCGGGGCAGGTGTGCAGCTCGTGGGAAATGTATTGGAGCCAGGTGCAGCCGAAC